GGCTTTTCTGCTATCTAAGGATAAAAATGAAAAAATACTTACTAAGTATGAAAATGCGACAAGTTTGACTGACAGCCAGTTGGTTGAATTACTTAAGGCGGTAGGGTTCAAAGGAAAAGCTTTAAAGACTGCTTGGGCAGTTGCTAAAGCTGAATCCAATGGTCGTCCATTTGCTTTTAATGGAAACACCAAGACTGGAGACTCCTCGTTTGGAATCTTTCAGATTAATATGCTTGGTACATTAGGTCCAGATCGTACAGAAAAATATGATCTTGATGTATATGCTGAGCTTTTTAGCCCAGTTAAAAATGCTCAAATTGTATACCGTATGACAAAAGGCGGTACTGATTGGAGTTCATGGTCATCCTATAATAAGGGTGCTATTTATAAATGGCTAAACAAATTTCCTGAGTAATTAGGAAATAAAAATACCCCCAGACTAAAAATCTGGGGGTTATTTTTTTATATAAAATTATCCTAGATATTCTTCATGCATTGGTGCTTCTATCCAAGATAAAGATCCTTCATCCCATATGTATGGAGTCTCTATTGATGGAGCTTGCGTTGGGGCATCCCAATTACATGTTGATTCATTAAATACCCAAGACGTATATGGCTTTGGAGGTATAAAGGCATCTTTTTGTTCATCATAGTATGAGCCCACTTCTCCAAAGTTCATTCTTAATGGTGTTCCACCTAAAATATGAACGCCACTTCTAGTATTATATGATGTCTTAATCCATCTACCGCCTAAATTATCAATTAGCCACTGATAACCTTCATCCCCAGCTGGATCATTGTTGTCTCCAACAGTTACATTTATTACAATGTTATTTTCATCTATTTGTGCCCAATGTGCCATAATTTCTCCTTAGTACCTAATGACGACTGTACCAGAGCCACCACTTCCTCCGCCGTAGCCTGAATATCCTCCACCACCGCCACCTCCAGAATTAGGCTCTCCATCAGCACCTCTCCAGTTATATCCGCAAGATGGTCCGCCGCAACCTCTATTTAATGAGCTAGATCCTGGTCCGTAGAATCCTCCACCATTATTGTTTCCAATTCCTCCACCAGAACCTAATCCAGCTGCACCATACTGCCATGTTGCTGAATATAATGTTGAATATTGAACAGATTCAAAAACATAACCTTGTCCACCACTTCCAGAACATCCTCCTGCTGCTCCAGCTCCACCACCCGTTCCACCATAGCTAGTTCCGCAAGAAGCTCCAGCATTATTTTGAGGTGCTCCAGAATTTCCACCAACACCGCTTCCTGCACCAGCTCCACCAGTAGCGCTTCCACCATTAAAAGATGATGTTCCACCACCACCACCAACTACTGTTGCATAATTCTGAACAGAAAGTGACATGTTTGTACCACGAGCAACACCGCCACCGCCTCCGCCACCAGATCCAGAAGCTCCAGCGCCTCCACCTCCACCAACTGCTATTGAAGAAACTCCAGTTTGTGAAATAAGCGGTGTATATGTTCCATTTGCATTAAACGTGTGAAATACATATCCTCCACCAGCTGTAATTGTTCCACCAGTGGCTGTTGCGTATGGTAGATTTGTATTTAAATCTACATAGTTTCCACCAGAGTCTGTTGCTCTTATGGTAAGAGAGCGTCCAGATCCAGTTGTTACTGTTGATGTTCCTGAAATAAGTCCAGAGGAGCTAAGGGTTATTCCTGTTGGAAGCGATCCAGAAACTATAGAATATGTAACATTGGACCCGCCGTCAGAATCTGTTGCAGAAAGCTGATAAGAGTAAGATTGGTTATAATATGCTGGGTTTAGCTGTGCTCCTGTTACCCAAACTGGAATTGCTCCAACTGTAACTGCAGATGACAATATATGAGAATTTGTAGTAGTTGGTGCAGCAATTCCTGGATTTACCACTGTAATAGCATATGGTGAATACGCAGGTGGCATATTGTCTGGTCTGGTAACAGTCAATGATGTTGCAGAATTTCTAACAATTGTTTTAGCAGATCTTGCAGTATTATCAGTTCCAGTAAATGTGACCTGAACATCTGTTGCAAAGTTTTGTCCTGTAATTACTGTTGTATCGTTTTGATTTGGTAAACTAGATGTAGATATTGATATAATTCTTGCACCCGCAGATACATTGTTTGCAACGTTGCTTGGTGAAAAAACATATTTAAACTGAAAAGTTAGAGTATCATTATTTGTGCTTCCATAAATAACAACTTTATTAAAAGCCTTTGATGCTGTAACTGTTGTAGATGCAGTAGTAGAATTTGCATATCCAGCTGAGCTTTCATCTGAAGCTATTAAATAAATATCTAGCGTTGTATCAGATAACGATGATGTACATATATAGCTTCCAGCTGGAAATTCTGAAGATAGTGTTACATTTGTATATCCAGTAGCTCCAACGTTTACTGTAAAATCATTTGTTGCAGCACCTGAGTCGCTTGGTGTTGGATATATTTCAATAGCCATTATGCAATCTCCACTCCACTAATATGAAATGTTATAGCTGTATTGCTTGCTCCACCCTTAATTGTTTTATTAGCTGCAAGCACTTGTTTTCCTTCCCAGTCATACTGACTATTTGCAGGAATTGATACTGTTGGTACAAGAACAACGTCATCAAGATAAATTGTTCCTGTATAAGCAGATGCTCCAGTATTTGCAATTACAATATTTGTAACTACACCTGTTGTATTAGATGGGATTGTATAAAGTGTTGTGCCAGTATTTGTTGTTGCGGCACCACGAAAAAATGCTTTTGATGTTGTAGCCATTAGTTACTACCTCCTGATTGTATTATACATTATTTTAAGAAACTGCTATATGAATAGACTTTAAAATTACAGAAGAATCATTGTCTGTTCTGATCTGTGGTATACCGCCTGAAGTCTGAAACTTCTTGTCCTCAATAAAAAGGGTATGCTGAACAGACATCTCATATTCATATTGATATTTTAATACCCCAATATAGCTGGTAGGATAATTATCAGAGTTTTCAACATATGTTCTTATCCAAGCCTCTGTATTATTAGAAAATGTCGATATTTCTAGATTATAACAAATTGTTACAATTGAACCTATATTAAGAGTTTTAAAATTAATTCTATTTGTATTAGAATTCCATAATGATACTGATTCTCTTGGTAAATAATTTTCTGTAGTATTTTTACCTTTACCGTCAACAAATAAATTTACCCATCCATCTTCGCCTTTTGTTGCACCTGTCCTAAATGTTTTTAAATTATCTGCACAATATAAAGCCCATCCTATATTTTGCATTGATGGAGATAAAATATTTATTCCGTCTTTTCCATCTTTACCGTCTCTGCCAGGATCGCCTTTATCGCCCTTTAAACCCTGTTCTCCCTGCGGACCAGCGTCCCCCTTTGGTCCTTTAGGGCCTTGCTCTCCTTGAGGTCCAGGTACAGCAATAAACATCTGTGGATCAACAATTATAGAATTATCGGATGGTAAATTATCAGAGTATTTTTTCTTTTTAGAAGATGAAGGAAAATCCATAGTTGTTGCCATATGGATCACTTATTTCTTTACTTTAAAAACCTTCTTGCCAATTTTAATAACTGGAGGAAGGTTATCTTTAACTGGTGTAACTTTTACTACTGGCATTAAAGAGTACCTCCTGGTGTAATATCTCCAATAACGCAGATTGTTCCAATTACTGGTGTCCAAGTAGTAATATCACCAGCGTCATCTATTGTTACCTGCAAATCAAATGGTAGCTCTGCAACTACAGATTTAAAAGATGTTCCCCAATTTGCTGTTACATCCGCTGATGCTGAAATTACTACATACCCATCTTCTGGCGTAACAGAAAGCTCGTCTAAAAAATCTCCATTTGAGTCATATGATGTTGCAGCAAATGTCCAGTCTGTAGTATCAAAATATGTTGTTTCATCATCTTCAAAAAATTCTACCTTTAGAGTGGCGGTATCACCACGGACTACAGTCCATTGAATGTTTGCTGGGGTTGCTCCGAGTTTTTCTAATTCTGGGGTGCACATACTGCGATTATACCATTAAATATAAGGCTGAACCCGCTAGGGGCAGTGGGGGTGGGTAGAGAGCAACCTAGCGGGCCAGCAATTGAATTATAACATTTGTTTATTATAAAAACGGACAAAAGGTATAAAAACTTTCAAACCAGACAGTATTTACTAATTGTTATAAAAGAGTTATAAAGAAAAAGCGGTATAAAGTAGAAAACTTTAAATCCAGAGTGTATAATTGAAATATATAAAGAAAAGAATATTAAGTAAATAAGTTTTTAAAATATTTAATATATATTATATATAGTAATAAGGATTATTTTTTAGAATGATCTTCTAGGTGGGAAATCATCATATCAAATATTTTGTCCATTTTGTCTTCAAGACGTGTAACTTGATCTTTCATTGAAGATCCACTATTTGGCTTTAATTCGGATAATATATCTTCGACGTATTTTTTCACAATCCATCTCCCTACAACTCCGACAGCACCAATAATGGAGATAACTGTTAAAATGAATCCTGCCCAATCTTGTGCTGACATAAGACAAATTATATCATTATTTGAAACAAATTATTAGCCAACTTGATTTACAGTCAAAATTACAGATGGTATTGATGGATGCCTAGAAGCACCAGACCCAGTTCCTGCTTCTGCTTCTAATTTTATAGTAGCAGTATCTGCACTCCACATTAATTGATAGTAGTCATTTGCATTTACATTAA